TTTTCATTTTTACTCTCCTTTTCACGCTGTTCTCGGTACTCACGGTACTTTCTGGTGTAGGCGGTTATCAGGGCTTCCTTGGCTTCCAGGATGCGCTTCCGCTCTTTTTCAATGTCAACACCCATGCCGCAGCTCATCCTCTCGATCCAGCCATTGCTCTTTGATCTGGGCTGCTAACTGTGCCATCATGACAGGCGGCACACTCATGCCGCACACGTATTGCGGCTGTTCTACGCCAAAGTCGTAGTCCTGTGGGAAGGTCTGAATGTTCCGATAGTCATCAGGGGAAAGGTAGGTTTTATCAAAATACCGCAGCATACTCCCAGCGGCAGTCAGTGTGAAGGCAGGGCGGTTGTCGTGCAGGATTTTGGCAGAAAACATGGACCACTTGCCGTGCATCCGCTCGTTTACGTCTCCGATGCTGGTATCCGTAGGCTTTGCCTTTTTCAGGAGATACAACATCTTGCTGTCCGCCTCTCTGAAGGGTGCTCCCTCCGGTGTCCGCACTTCCCCGAAGGTGATGACCGGCTCGGTGAATGATAAAGACAGCTTGGGGAAGGGCAGATCCTTGCGCCTAGCCACAAAGAAGGTGCGCTCTCTTGCCTGGGGAACGCCCATGTGCTCGGAGTTGAGCAGGAACAGCTGCGCATTATAGCCCGCATCGCTGAAGAGCTTGAAGATGTGATTCACATAAGGCTTCGCTTTGCCAAGAATCAAGCCTTTTACGTTTTCCGCAACAACTACCTTAGGCTGCAGACGCTTCACGACTTTCAGGTACTCATCAAACAGGTCGTCCAAGGTTTGGGCTTTCTGCCCTTCCCGAAAAACCTTCTTTTTGCCCCAGGCGGCTTCCCGGTCACCTGCCATAGAAAACACAGAGCAAGGTGGTGAACCGTCCAAAATGTCCAAATGAAAAAGCTCTTCGGGAATCTCTTCATCCGGCAGCTTGGCGAAGTCCCGAATGTCTGCCAGAAAGCTGTACTTGGGATGATGATTGTGCTTGTAAACAGCCATCATGCGTGGGTCAATCTCGCAGTTGCCCAGCACCGTGTATCCAGCCAGCTTATAACCCATAGTGGACCCGCCGCCGCAGGAGAAACATGAAAATACGTTGTAGCCGTTCTTCTCCGGGTAATCTTTCATCCACCACTTCCACGGGAAGCAATGTTCAGGGGTCGAACCGATAGCCGCATTCTGGGCATTCACAGGTGAACTCATCCGTAAAATCATCCTCTCCGTATTCCTTTGTTTCGTCCTCGCCTTCGCCGAAGTCCACTTGCACTAGCGGTTCAATATCAAAGCCAAAGTTCGACATGTCGAACTCTGCTTCTTCCAAGGCGTCCAGTTCTTCCTGCAGTTTTTCAAAGTCCCACGTGGCAAGGTCTCCGGTCTTGTTATCTGCCAGACGGTAAGCATCAGCCTTTGCCTTGGACAGCTTGTCCGCCACCAATACAGGCACGGTGTCCATGCCCAACTGCAAGGCCGCCTTGTAACGGGTGTGCCCGGCGATGATGACCATGTCTTTATCAACCACAATGGGCTGCTTCCAGCCGAACTCCTTCAGGGAAGTGGCAACGGCACTGACCGCATTATCATTATTCCGTGGGTTGTTTTCGTAGGGATGAATGCTGCTGATCGGCATATCCTGTACTTGCATGATTCTAAGCCTCCTTACTTCTCCCAACGGAAACCACATTTGGGGCAAGTAATATACTTACTGCCGCCGGTGACTTCCTTGGGCTCTTTGTCAGGCTCGTCCTTCTTCGCCAAGGCTTCGGCGAAACCGTAGGGGGTCAGGTCAATGCCTGACTGATCCAGTGCGTCCAGCTCTGTCATCAGCTTGTCGAACGCCCAGGAAGAAATCTCGCCTGTCTTGTTATCCGCAAGGCGATAGGCCTGCGCTTTCTTGTCGCTCAGATCCCCGGCAACAACAACCGGCACTTCCTCCAGTCCCAGCTTGGCGGCGGCACGGTAACGGGTATGTCCGACAATGATAATCCAGTCCCGGTCAACCACAATCGGCTGGAGGAAACCGAAATCACGAATTGAGTTTGCAACGGCATCAACAGCGCCGTCATTCACCCTGGGGTTGTTCTCGTAGGGGAATATCTCATCCAGCCGCTTCTGGATAATCTCCATGCTCACCACTCCTTTGCTGTGCGGTTTTTGAAAAAAGAAGGTATAAAAGAAGAACAGGGAGATTTCTCTCTCTGTTCTTTCGCCAGTTTAATCTTATCACACAAAAAACCGGCTGTCAAGGGGGCAAATGACGCAAAACCGACGCAAAAGTGGGGCAAATCCGGTGCAAAATCGATGCAAGCACTTTTTTTTAGTTGGTCAGGCGGAAATAATAGCTGGCTGCTTCCCCTTCCAGATGCTCACAGGCATATTCGTCTACCTGACGCCACAGAGCGTCGTACAGCTCCGTGTAAGCTTCCTCCACAGCGGCACGGGTAGCTTTACCATTCGCCTTGGCCATCTGCGCTTCTTCATAGTGGTACCAGAGCTTTTGATTGAGCACCAGTACCAGGTCGGTCAGGTAATGGTACTCATCCTTCCACTCACCGAACGCCCGGCGGAAGGTATCCTTGACGGCGCTGGGGCCGAAGTGGTCAGCGATTGAAAAATCGCTCCAGAACGTGGTGGTGAAGACTTCTTCCTGTTCATTCTCCAAATATGCTTCCATGTGCTTATCCTCCTTCTGTCGGGGATTCTTTCCCCGACACCCTTATTATATCGTACATTTGTTCGTATGTCAGCATGTTTCTAGGAAAATATAATAAAATAAGTGGAATATTTGCTGCTATAAAAAAGCCGGGGGAAGTGCTTCCCCGGCTTGGTCACTTCTTCAGGTAAGGAAGAGCTTGTCCAGATCTTCCACTGCCTTTTTCACTCGCTCATCATCCTGAGCCTTGCAGACAACGCTGTCAATCTCAGCGTAGGAAGCCTTGAGCGTAAACCACACGCCACCAGCCATGACGCGATACGTGATGCACTTAGGACCGGCGGCAACCACAATAGCATTCGGGTAACACTTTACCTTCACAATGTCGCCAACACTGACGTTGGCCTTGGAGAACTTCACGCCGCCCAGGGCATCCATGGCATCCTGATAATAGCCCAGCTTGTCCAACTCCGCTTCCATCTGTTCGCCCCATGTATCCAACTGCCGCCGGGCTTCCTCTTCCGTAAAAGGTTCGCCCGTCCAGTGCTTCAACTCTCCGGCTTGTGCTCTCGGCAGCTCGTCCTTCTCCCAGCTCTCGATGTACTTCTTCAGCCGGCGCAAATTGCTTTCGCAGTCCATGATCCGGCGATTGATAAAGCCCTTGTCCTTCAGTTCCTCCCGGTCTGCTGTCTTTCTGGCGGTAGCAGCCCGATCCCGATAATAGGCGGACTGGTTAAAGGCTTCAAAACCCTTCTCAAAGGCGGCGAACATGCGCTCACGCTTCCGCTTGAAAGCACGTCCGGCACTGGTGTTGATGTTAGGCTGAGTGAAAAAGGCCGTATCTCCGTGCATATCGATAATGGGCTTCTGCAACTGTTCGCCACGTTCAGCAGCACGCTCCGCCTTTTCTTCATAGCGTTCCACTCGGCGTTCTGCACGATTGCTCTTCCGATCCTGCTGCTCGGCGAAGCTTAGGCGTTCGCCGGTACGCCCCTGATCCTTCAGCCCCAGCGTCTTTGCAACATTGATTGCCCGGTACAGGTTAGGCTCTTTGCAACGGCTGATCCAGCAGCCGGAACGGGATCCCCAGAGGAAAGCACCCTTGATGGATGCCTTCTGTGCATCGGACAGGGCAGCATAATCCTCTTTGTCAAAGTGGAGTTCCAGCTTCATGGTTTCCAGATTGTGCACATAGTAACCGGTCATAGCTTCGTCCTCCTTCTCTTACATTTCCATTCCCATGCAACCGACAGGAAGAGCACCATCCTTGGGCACACGGATCCGGGCACCGTCACGGTAGAGGATCCAGCCGTAGACTTCCACGACTTCCACATCTTCTGCCTCGTAGATGGCAGGCTTATGCCAGCCCTGCCAGTTGTCCCAATACTCTTCGTGGTGGGTGGCAAGCCACTTTGCACCCCGGAGGGTATCGCTCTCACCGTACCAATAAGGCTCATACTGTCCACCGATCACCTGATACTTCTTCATGTGCTTATCCTCCTTAAATTCCTGCTTGCTTTCCTGCCGCCCTTGTGTTAAGATGAGGAGGAGGGCGGCGGCAGGTACCGCCCGTTCTCCCTTCAGGAGTTTAGCGAGTGCCGTTCAGCTTGTCGTTAAGCTCCTTTTTTCGTGCCTTGATTTCCTCGATCATGCCCTCATTGTTGGTTTCCTCGGCCTTTTCCATGAGCACTTCCAGTTCATTAAGACGGATCATCCATTCAATCCTCTGGCTCTGTTCATTGGTCATTTCTTCGATCATCTCTTTCTCCTGCCTTTCCGTCAGGGGCTCATCCCCCCGACACCCTTATTATATCGTACATTTGTTCGTATGTCAGCGCCTTTTTGGAAATATATAATAAAATATGGGTTATTTTTGCTGTTATAAAAATGCACAGGACTCCGAAACCCGGAGCCCTGCCACATCAGTCTTCCGCCATCCGATAGATTTTTTCAAGAGCGTGCTCCTTGATCCGCTTCAGACTGTCCTTGCTGTAGTAAACCCCAAATTCCTGCTGATACAATCGGACTGTTTCCCGCCAGGGCAGGTTATCAATCACGTTGTGCCGGATGATCCATGCCTCCCGGGTATTCAGGCCGCAGAGCCATGCCTCCACGTATTCGATACGATTTTTCATTGCGGCCTGCTGGGCAAGGGCACGATCCAGTGCCTCCTTGTATGGCTTCACGTAGTCGGGATAGTCTCCGTCCGCAAAGTCAACGGCGATCCGCTCCGTTGGTTTTCCAATGCCGGGAGCGTGGGGCATGCCGCTCAGGTCCTGCCCTCCGGGGCTAGACATAACGTTGACAGCATAATCCCGGATGCGCTCAAACCGGCGGGTCAGCCCCAGCACAGACTTGCATAGATGCAGATACCGTCCTTTATCTTCCAAATATCCTGCCAGCAATACGTCTACTTCTCCTGGCTGCATAATGCCCTCCCTGTGCGTTACTTGCCCTGCATAACCCGGACAATGGATTGATAGAGGCTTGGCCTGATCTGCCCCCGTGTCAGCTCATCCCCCAGGATTGCCATTGCCTTGCTGATCCTCTGCCTCAGCTCCGCTTCCCGGACTTCTGCTTCCAGCGCGCTGCTATAGACCCGGCATCGGCGTTCCATCTCCCTTCGCCGATTGTCGGTCAGCTCCGGCATTTTCATTTGCTCTTCGGCAGTGGCCTTGTGCTTCTCCAACCAGCGGATATATCCCCATTCCAGATCCAGCCCCTCCATGCCCTCCGGCAGATTGCCCATCAGCTCACCTCCTTTTCCGGCGGATCGTCCGCATCCTGGACCCGATTGAAAACGTCGTTAAACTCCAGCTTGACCCCGAAGCGCATCCATACGTCCTCGATTGCATCATGGCTGGACAACGCCTCCGCTACAATCTCATCAACACGCCTCAGGAGCCGCACAGCACGCTTCCTTCCGAAGCCGTAAGAATCCTTAGCCGCCAGCATAACGGCGGCGTAGACCATCTTAAACGTATGTTCCACGCCATCCCGACTCCCGGCGGCGTAACCGTCCTTAAATTCCTGCTCCAGCATTTCCGGGGTAATCCCGTTTTGCAGGAGCTTTTTCATTTTCTCTTCCTTGGTGCCCCGGAGGAATTTCGGCTTCTTCTGCTCACGCTCGGCGGCTCTTCTAGCCGCTCGGTTAGCCTGCTTGGCATTCATGCTTTGGTGCTCCTTTCCTGGATCCGCTCCCGCCAGCGGATCATTTTATCAAACTGCCGGATGCGGCTGTCCTTGAGTCCCACCACCTTAGCGGCGTTCATTACATCGTCAAACTCTTCCAGCATGGCAAGCCACGCCTTTTCTTCCGTCACGGGTGTTGGATTGGTGCCGTCCTTGATCCGTGCATACTTGCAAGCCGCTTGCGCCAGTTCCGCCGCCTCTTCGGCAAGCTGCATCAGTGCGGCTTGCTGGCTGATGGACTGCCGGACGGATACTATCACATCAGAGGCCATCTCTTTATCATTCAGCGTGCTGCGTGCGGTGGGGGCGGACCGAATCAGACGGTCGAAGATCCGTCCAACATCATCGTAGTTCTGCGCGGTGCTTGGCTGCACCGTCTCTTCCAGGTCCTGCAACACGGCGTCCAGCTGCTTCAGCAGCGCATCCGCATCAATCAGCCTCATGATTATCATTCTCCCTTCTGCCCTCTCGGATGTCCGCAGGGCTTAACCTCCGGGCAGGGTCTCCCGGTCATGCAAGGTGCTCCCGCATCCCGGAACAGCTCCGGTGCAACGCTTGTGCAAATCATCAGCATGCAATCTGCCAGCGTCCGAATCTCCCACTGTGCCCGGTTGCAGCACCGCAAATTGAAAAAGTGCCGCAGTTCCCGAACGTTCATGGTCAGGATCAGGTTCGTCTTCATCCCCTCCGGCAGGATATACCGGGCATCTTCCTGGGGAATGCCCATGGACACCAGATAATCATAGGCGAGCTTGCTAGCCTCATCGACCGACTTAAATAGGGTCACAGCTTTCTCGTCCTCACACTCGCTGATAGACGGCGGCATCACCACACCCGTATCCAGCTGATTCACATACCGCTGACTCTCCACAGAAAAGGAAGCGATGCGGTGCCGTGTCAACTGCGCCAACGTTACCCGGCTGATGCCCTCCACCCGAAAGGTGAAAGATACATGCTCCAGCACGGAATCGTGCCCAGATGCAACAGCGGTTTTCAGTCCGCCCAGACTTGCGTCCTTGCCCACGCAAACCCCTGCCGCCATGGCGGGAATCTCCGTAACAGAGATTCCATGCATAGGCTTGGAATAACCGATCAGTTTAACCTTCATTTTCAATCCCTCCCGGCGTTGTTCATTAGGCACATCACCAGCGTGATGCCCATCAGAATAACCAGCACACTAAGCAATTCACTCATCGTCTTCACCCCACAGTTCTTCTGCATCTTCCCGGACGATTTCTCCAAGGTCGTGCGCTATACGTCCCAGCGCCTGCATGCCGCTGGCAACATCCTTGCTGTTTGGCTTCCTCCAGGCACACCCGTCCGTCATGGCGTTTGTGATGGCCACCATATACTGGTGTGCCAGGTCTGTTGGCCATTCGCACTGGTCATACAAGGCATACAGCAGCGCACAGGCCATTCTTGCCATGTCCTGCGCCGTGCCGGCTATGCTGGCGTCTCCATTCTCGTCCAGACGGCAGAAGGGAAGCTGATTATCATTCCTGATCATCGTAGTCCTCCTTATCCGGCATAGGCTTGCGCCCTGCACAGCTCTTCGTTTTCCTCGATTGCCTTTCTCGCCGCCTTGTACCGCATCCGTGCGGCGGAAGGCTCAATCCCTCCATCCGCTTTGCCAATGGCTGTCCAGTCTTCACCACGATCTAGCATCTCGTCATACATGGCCTTGCGCTGGCGATAGTAAACAAGCCGCTGTTCTATGTTCAGCCTGCCCATGTTGTGGTGCGTAGGAATCTCCCATCCCTTTTCCTTGGCCAGTGCCAGCATGCTTTCCAGGTTAGCTGTCCATGCATCCCTCAGCTTTCGGGTGGTATCAATGCCTACAGGCTTGACGATCTCCAGTGCCTCCGACAGGCGGCGGTATTTCTTCTGCCGATGAGCTACATAGGCTTCGGTGATTTTTTCAATCATCAGGGCTTCCTGTTTCTTCTTATCAACCCGTTCGCCCAAAAATCGCCCTTTGTATTCCATCCCGGCCATGCAGGGGTGCGCACACTGCATGCACAGCTGGGTGTTCTTCCGGGCTGGGTCGCACAGGTGCGCCCGAAGGTCGATACAACACAGCTTATGCTTTGCCATTTTCATTCGCCCCCGTCTCGTCTTCATGGTCGTCCTTGTGGCAGCCCGTGTCCGGATTCCAGTCGCAGCGGTCGACATCAGGACACACGCTGCACAACATGGTCTTCCGTCCGCAATGGGGGCAGGTAATCCAGAAATGGTCACACCCCAGGTCGATGATGATGGGGATCATCTCGTCACAGTAAGGGCAGTATTCTTCCACATCGTAGGTCTTTCCCTCGGCAATCCAATGGCTCATATGCTTACATCCTCCTTTTGCTTCGTCTTGCGGCACGCTGAATTTGCCCCAATTTGGTCTCCCTCAGCGCGTTCCGCGTCAAGTGCTTCCTCGTGCCCGGCTCTATGGCCTCCCCGGCCATAACAAGCCAATACAGGGCACTGTGCATGCGATTATCATTCAGGTTTCGCCGGTCTTGCAGGCTTGGCCGCTCAATCATGGCGTTTTGCCTCCTGCTGCTTGTCCAGCCAGGTGACCGCCACAGCATAGGCCGCCCAGATGTCCCGGTGGAAACCGTAGAACCAATCGGGATGATCTTTCGTTCCCTTGCCGCTCCGCAGATCGTGAGCGGCAAAACGGTCAATCAACGCTCGCATGATATTGGCGTCTCCGGCCTTGTTGGAGTGGCACAGGGTCAGCTTTTCTTCCTGCCGGAAGATGCGGTCGGTGCGCTTGAAGGCAGCTTCTGCGGCCTGTAAGTATCGCCCGATCCACACGCAGGTCTCGAAGACTTCGCGGCCTACCGGCATGCCGTAACATGCCACCATCTCCACCACCACCACCTCGGCTATGGTGGTCTGCATCTTTTGAAGCAGCTCCGCATTATCAATCTTGTCAAAGTCCCGGATCTGGTAGGTGTCGGCATCCACCTCGCAATAGGCACTCTTTGTGGTACCTGGGTCGATGGCTAGAATCCTCATGCTCTCCCTCCCTTGTCGAAGCAGGTAAACCGAACGTGGGGTTTATCAAAGCTCAGTTCAATCAGCCCCGTTGGTCCCTGACGATTGGCGGCCACATTGAGCCACATGTAGCTGGTTCCTGCCATTTGGCAGGCGTGATAGTGTTGCCATTGGCTCTGCTGGTGCTCCGGCGGTTCCTCCGGCTCATGGAGGATCAGCACCATGTTGGCATCCTGCTCAATGGAGCCAGACTCCCGCAGTTCTGATATGGCCGGCATCCGGCGGTAGCTCCCCATTTCACTTTGCCGGTTAAACTGACTCAGTGCTAGGATTGGCACGTCCAGCTCCATGGCCAGTTGCTTCAGGCTCCGGGTAATGGCGGATACTTCTTCCGTCCGTCCCTTGGTCTTTGTGTCGCTGGACATAAGCTGCAAGTAGTCAATGATAATCAGGTCAAGCCCCTTGGGCAGCAACTCCCGTGCAGACCGTGCCACCCGGTAAGGGGTAAAAGCTCCCTCGTCGTAGGTGATCCTGCGCTGGTTGAGCTGACCTATAGCACCAGCAATGGCCAGACTGTCCTCTGTGCTGGGCTGACGGCGGTTGATCACGCTCAGGTCAACCCCTGACTCCATGGCCACACGCCGTTGCATGATTTCGATGCGCCCCATCTCCAGCGACACGAAGAGCACCTGTTTGCCGTGCTTGGCGGCTTGCTCTGCCATAAAGGCAGCCAGTGCAGACTTGCCCACTTTAGGCCGGGCAGCAAGCACGATGAGCTGACCCGGCTGAAAGCCGCCGATGATCTTGTCCAGATCCGGCAGTCCCGTCCCGGTGAGATGATCATCCGTGCGATACAGCCAGTCGTAAAAATCCAGCAGGCTTGTTTCCGTGGTGTAGAGCTGACTGCCTGACTTGACGCCTGCTGACAGCTTGGACAGGACTTCCGCCACCACTGCATCCGGGGATGCTGCATCATTCCGGGCTTCCTGCCACATTGTCCAGCCCAGGGATGATAATGTGCGCCGCATCCGGTAGCGATCCAGGATGGCGGCATACTCATCAAACATGCTGGGCAGATACCCGGCAGACATGGCATGCATGACGGCGTTTTCCGGGGTCTCAATCCCTTGACGGCGCATGGCGTCTGCCACGGTCAGGGCATCGATTGTCCCTGCCGCTGAAAGCTCCGTAATGGCCTTATGCATGGCCTTGGCGGCGGTCTGTGTAAAGCACCCGGAGGGCAGGGCGGCAGCCTTGGCCGCACACCCTGCATCTTGAAAACAAGTGCCCAGCAGTGCCCATTCCGTATCTACAGCCGCCAGATTTTCTGTCTGGCTGTCAGGGGTTACGTCAGGAAAGTCACGTTGTCCCACTCACTGCCGCCTCCTTCAGGGGCTTTCTTCCGTCCGTCATGCATGCCGCCTTCCGCCTTCCAGCGTTCCAGGATCTTTCGCAAGTAGGCGAAGGAGGAAGCATTATTATCATTGGCGTCATCCATGGCCTGCAAGATCCACTTGGGGTCATACTCGCTGAGCAGGTCGTTCAGCTTGTCGAGATGCGCCTGAGACTTCAAAAAGCCCATCCGTTCTGCCGCCGCGAAGACCTCCGTGTGCTGAGAAGCCAGCAGATTCAGATCATCGTCCGCCGCCGCCGCCACACCCTCGCGCGCGCGCGTTTCTTCTGCGGCAGCAGAAGAAATATTCTTATTCTTATTCTTATTCTTGGGGTCGTTTGCTTCCGTTTGCTTTGCTTCTGCTTCCGTTTTGCTTTGCTTCTGCTTGCTTTTGCTTCCACCTTTTACACCAGCCGTGGCTTTTGCTTCATAAAGCCGCCGCGCAGCATCCAGCCCCTCACGGAAAAAGGGGAAAACAAGCCGTTCATTCCCGACTAACTGGGGGCAAACACCCGTCCTGTTATACTCCATAAGAGCCGACAGCAGGCGTCCACGCTCAGCGTCACCAAGAAGGTTCAGTGCGTCCTCTTTATCAGCGAAGATTTGAATATAAGGCATCATCATTGTGCTTATCCTCCTTCTATCCGTCAGAAGGGCAGGTCATCATCAATGACAGGTGTGCATCCAGAAGGATCCGCAGTAGGGGCAGGAGCAGGGGCAGGCTTGTTTGCTTCGCCGCCACCCAAGAACTCCACACTGTTAGCAAAAACCTCAAGCGATGCAGCAGCATCACCGTTCTGGGTCTTGTAAGCATGAGTGGAAACGGAGCCCTGGACGGCTACCTTGCGTCCCTTAGCCAGGTACTTGGCACAGGCATCACCCATGTTGCCCCACACACTGACCCGGAAATAATCTGCGCCGCTGTCCTTTTTCATGCGGTTCACGGCTACATTCAGCATGCACACGGTTCTGCCGTCGTTCAGGGTGCGCATTTCCGGGTCACGGGTCAGGTTGCCGATAATCGTCAGGTTGTTCATGGTTACACTCCTTTATCATTGTCAAAATGGCGTATCTTTTAGGTCGTACACATCTCCGGCATGGGCGGCGGAGGTGTCAATCCCGGTCAGGGCTGACACATCCCGAATCATCCGTCCCTCATCACTCCGTGCATCTGACAGATGGCAGAGGATGATTTTCCGGGTCATGGTCAGGTCATTGGCCTGGAATGCTTCCAGCAGATGATCCAGTGACATATGACTGCGGATCAGCCGCCCCCGCATGTCCAGCGGTATGCCCCCGGAAACAAGCTGTCCGTCCATGACCTCTGTGCAGTAATTACACTCAATCAGCCAGTAGGTCACACCGGGAAAGAGATTGTGCAGGTAGTAGGTATCCGTGGCATACAGGAGCACTTCCCCGGTCACGTTGTCCCGGATCAGAAATCCAAGGGGCTCTGCCACATCGTGCTCCGTGCGGAAGGGAAGAATGGTAATCCCCTTGAGCTCCTTTTTTGTCCCTGCCTTGACGATGATGGGGGGCGTTATGCCCAGTTGCAGGGCATCCGCTGTGCCCTGACTCATCATCACCGGCACACCACGTTCCAGCAGCTTGGCCGCCGCCTTGGCGTGATCCATGTGCTCATGGGTCACAAGACAGGCGGTCAGCTGAGCGGGTTTGTCAATCGCCTGGATGATCTGCCGGATGGGCAGCCCGGCATCCAGCAGCAGGGAGGACCCGCCGGAAAGCTCCAGCAGGTACGCATTCCCGGTGCTGCCGGTGCCGATGATATGCAGCCGCATCAGAAATCAGGCTCCGCCGGAACATCCTCCGGTTCAGGCTCTGCCACATTTGCCACAGGAAGAGCAGGGGCTTCCTCGTGGACGGCGGCGTCTTCTTCCGTCAGGGTGATGGGCTCCATGTTGGCATCTGCCGCCACCTGAGCTTCCACCCGCTCATCCTGGTCTTGCGCCATGGCATTCGCAAAATCTACGGTCATAATGCCGTACTTGGAAAGGAGCTGCCGAAGCACCGTTTTGCAAGCCATGGAATCAAAATCGGTCTGCCAAGGGCTTGCGGAGCTGCTGTAAGCCTTGGAATAACGGCTTCCGTGCTGCATAACACGATCCTTATTCCAATAGATCGCCTTCTTGAAGCCGTTAAGCAGCTCGAAATAGGCGAAGTATCCAATGGCCTTGTCACTGGTGGCGGTTCCGGTGATTTCCAAAGAGCCCGTCACCCGGTTGAAGACGGGTGTTTCTCCCTCGAAGACGCAATCCGCATTGATGGAGCGGTACAGCCCCGTGCGCTGGGCAAGCTGGATCATGCCACGATAGCCCAGAATGAAGGTGGGGGTCATAACCCCTTTGACCCGGTAAGGCAGGATGTAGGCGAAGCCCAATGCCTTATTGATGGGAAGGCGAAGGCTGGCGGCCTTCATCGCCTCTGCCATGACCTTATTGGGGTCACACTGCGCCAGAGTAGAGTCAGAAGAGTAGAGCTCCAGCACGCTTGCCAGGAAGGTTCCGGGGTTTTCCTGCAAGGTCTGCTGGACACGCTCCTTCAGGGATGCGCTGTTCACAAGGTTCTTCATGATGGACAATCCGTTATTTGCCATAATCTTGACCTCCTTTATGCTTTGACAATCTCCACCTTGATGGGATCGTCATGGGTAACAGAGAGAGTAATCAGCTGAGCATCAACCGGGGGAAGGACGTTGACCCGCTCCCGGTTGTCGAAGAAGACCGGCAGCTTGGTGTCATACCGCTTGGACAGCACGTCCACGATTTCCAAGTCGGACAGGAGCTGGCTTGCCGTGTTGGCTGTAGGATAGGGGACGTAAGCATTACCGCAGGGCACCATGCAGATGCAGGTTTCAGCGATACCGCCGTTGATCTGCTGGTCAAACAGCTTCCAGCGAACGGTGGGGAAATTGGCATTGATGCTTTCTTCCAGCAGGGCGCAGCGGTCACGGAGGAACCGTTCCACCAGCATGATCTGCTTTTCGGTCTCCGCTACACTATCCCCAAGGTTCCGCTGCTGCTGCTCCAGCTCGGCGACACGTTTCCGGGCATCCTGAGCGGTTTTCCATGCGGAAAGGGTATCTCTTGCCTTGTCTGCCGCCAGGACGATCTGTGCCTTCTGCTGACGCAGATGCTCAAGCTCTGCAGACCGCTGGGCTACACCCTGCTGAGACGTGAGTGCTTCCAGCTCGCCGTTTAAGGCGGTCAGCTGCTTGTCTGCTGCATAATCAGGCTGGGCACTCATCTGGATACCCTCCACAGCTTGGAGTTCGCCCTGTGCCTCACGGACGGCCTGTTTCTGAGCATCTGCCTCATTCTTGGCGTTAGTCACCACCTGGATCAGGGATGCGGCATATTCAGCAGCGGCTTTCCCTTGCTTGGAGATCTCCCCCAGCCGCCGGAGCTTGTCCTGCTCAAAGGCATCCTTGGCATGATCAATCGCCTGCTGCACCTGTTCCGGGGGAATGGCCTGATGACAGGTGGGACAGATGGAAGCAACCTGGGGCTGGGCGAAGGTTTCTTCCCGAACAGCCTTCCATTTCAGCCGGAGCTGTTGTGCCATGTCGGATTGCTCCATCTGCATCCGCTCCGCTTTATCAAAGGCGGCTTGCTTTGCGGCAAGGCTCTGCTTTGCAGCAGTGAGGGCTTCTTCGCACTTGGCGATCTTTGCCCGATGCTCACACAGGGCTTGCAGGTGCTTGGTGGACAGCTCACTGCGCCGTTCCTCCACCCTGCGCCGGGCGTCCGCAATACGTTCCAGCAGGGCGGCACCGGTATCTGCTGCCATGACGGCGGCAATCTTCCGGTCCAGCTCTTCCGTGGCGGCGGCGGCTTTATCAACCGTCTGCCGTGCCTTCTCTGCGTCTGCTTCCTGCACCTCCGGGATCAATCGCCGGGCTTCATCCGCCCGTGCCGGGATCATCTTCAGCTCAGCATTTTGGAGCTTCAGCCGATCCTTCAGCACCTTCTGCAGTTCCTCCGGCTTGATGTTCTTGGCAGCGGTCTCGGCCTTGATAAAGCCATATTCCGGGGCTTCCAGCAGGTGGGATGCAATGTCACCGTCACTCATGCCCACCAGTACGCTTCGCCGGGTCTTCACGTCCGCCTGATTAAAGGCGGACAGCATAGCGATGTAGCAGAACACATCGGTGGACGTGATGGAAGCAACAGCCGCCTTGAAGTCGTTGGCTTTCCGCTCCACACCATTGATCCACCAGGAAGACACGTTGCCGGAGAACACAGCCTCCGCTTGTCCGCGTTTCTTAACCCAGTTTTCCGTCTGCTCCCGGCGGAGCTGGAAAGGCTGACCGTCCAGGGTGCAGTCCAGGGTGACGGCGGTAGTCAGGTTGTGGATTTCCCTGCCTGCTTCGTCCAGCGGCTTTTCCCGGAAATTGTTGCTCCCGGGGGCATTACCGTGGCTATCGCTCCCCAGCAGCACCCAGAAAAAAGCGTCTGCGATGGTGCTTTTCCCGATGCCGTTCCGACCGGCGATCCGGGTTTCCTGACCAAAGCACACTTCCAGGTGCTTGGTGCCCTTGAAGTTGTCCATGATCATGCGCTTTAACCATAGTTCCATGTGCTCAATCCTCCTTGACAATCTCAGCCGACTGGGTTACAATACAGTCGTGCTTAATCCTCGTGGTGCTGATTCCGTCAGCGCCACATTTTTTTATTTCCGGCGGCACTGCCGGGGGATGCCAATTGCAAGCGGGATACCGTCCGTGCAGGGCTTTGCGTCCTTCCCACGGGGATTTATGCCACCAGCGCCACCAAGCCGCCTTAAGGGCTTCTAGAGGCCTGAAACGGGGCTTCTTCACGTTGTAGCCGGACTGCATCCTTAGTCCTCCTTGGGTTCTTCAGGCAACGGCATCCAGTGCGTTACCTTGTTCTCGTCCTTCTCGACAGTGAAGCAGGGGCTGTGCCAGATCTCGTAGTCGTCCCCCATGACCTCGATTGTGGTGCGGCATGCTTGTGCATAGTAGTGATAGCTGGGATACAAGTCACTGCTGATGCGTGCAAGCACACTGTGTCCCATCTCTGGGAGCTTGTCCTTAACGCTGATCCAGTTGCTCATTCGTGTTTGTCCTCCTTTATCAACATCAAATCACGCAGATCAACCACAGATAGCCCATGACCAAGGGCAGCGAGAACATGGCCGCCGTGCCCAGCCCGATGCCGATGCACTTCAGCAGATACGACCAGTTAATCGCATGCAGCATGATGTCTTCCTCCTTTTAGTCCAACATTTCCAACAGGTTCGTGATGTCCGATTGCAGCTGCTGGAGCTGCTCCCGATAGTGATTCAGGATCTGTTCGTCATCCATCTGACCGTCCAGCGCATCCCGTTCAGCGGCTTCCTGCATTTCCTGCATGTCCGTCATGCGGAAGCGGATATTGGTCACAGCCGCCGGCAACACCATTTCAATGGTCTTGGCCGGGTAATGCTCCCGGTAAGCATCATCATTGGAGCGCATCCAACGGTGCCACAATCCCGGCACCCGGTAAAGCCGTTCCATCCGGCTTACGTCCGCCGACTGGGGAATCACTTCGCCATGCTCCCATCGCCGGAGGGTGGTCTCCCCAACGTTCAGGGCGGCGGCGGCCTTCCAGATGGTCAACCCTGCCGCTTCCCGGGCACTTCGCAGGTCCTTTGCGGTACATTCCGACATGTCATTCACTCCTTTCTTTGTTAGAATGAATCTCGTTCCACCGGGGAATGTGAAGCTTCTTATTGTCATTCTTGGTTGCTATCGGCTGCTTGAAGCTCTGCTTCTTAGGCGGCCGCCCCCGCCGGGAACAGCTAGCCATATAGGCTTCAAAGGCCTCCGGGGCAATCCTGATACAGCGGTTCTTTCCGCATCCCTTGTTCAGGTCCAGATACTCCATGTGATGGATCACCAGCTCATAAGCGGTGCTTTGGCTGATGCCCAGCATGGCAGCCACATCCTTCACAGTCATCAAGGGGATGATTTTTTCGCCGACTTCCATGTGCTTAATCCTCCTTTTCTAGTGCACCACAGACTGTTCGTTCAGCTCACTGCGAATCGCCAGCAGGCACTCAATCAACGCTTGTTCACTCCTTGCCAAGTGCTCCATATCCTCCGGGGTGGTGTCCATGGCATGCATCCGGCGATTGATTTCCTCGATCTGCCCCAGCAGGGTGTTAATCAGGCTTTCCATCGGTCTGCTGCTCCTTCTCCAGCATCTTGCTGATGTAGTAGACAATCTGCTGGTTGACGCTGCGATGATCTCGTTCGGCAGAGGATGTAACAGCCTCCAACATATCCACATCCAATCGGAGGGTTGTTTTAGCTTTGTCAGCCTTCACTGTGCCGTCACCTCCTGTCTTTATTATATCGTGCCGTCACTTAGCCGTCAATACGCGCCAATAACTTTTTTTGACGTATACTATGTAAATGGAATTTCTCTTTCGGCGGCTACTCTAAATAATGAAGAATCATTACGATAAGTAGTGCCGTATTCAAACCGATGCTGATGATGCTTGCCACATCAGCTTCTTGTCCTTCATGGCTTCATCTCCTTTACTACAAACACGATTCAAAATGGAGGAATCAACCATGCCATCGAACCTGCCGAAATTCACACTCCGTACCAACCAACAGACCCTTGACAAATTCCGCTACGTGGCAGACAACAATTTCCGCACTATGAACCGGGAACTTGAAATGCTGATGCAGAAGCACATCGCCGAATACGAGCGTGAGCACGGGGAAATTCAGCTGCCGAAGGAGGAGGGTTAATCGGGCTTTGCGTAAAACATATCCCAAAGCTGGTCGGTTGTTAGGGAAAACAGAGTTCCGATCTGCGTTGCTATCTTCGGTGATGGTCTCCGCTGACCATATTCGTAAGAGCAGATGGTGCTTTTTGACACTCCCAACAACGTAGCAAGTTCTTCTTGAGTTAGGTGCTCAGCCTTGCGTAAATCCCCTAATTTTGTCATCCGGTTCACCTCCAAATCACCTAACTGGTGACTTAATAATAATACATTTCGTTTACCATGTCAACGTCTTTAACACACACTTTGTATTATTTATTTTTAATACAGTTTGTAGTAATATGAACATAGGAAGGAGCGTGATAGGGTGTTTGCAACGAGATTGAAAACCCTACGCGCCGGGAAGATGACACAGGAAGAGCTTGGGAAACAGCTTGGCTTGTCAAAGAATGCTGTCTATCTCTATGAAAAAGGAGATAGAGAACCAAACTTTGAAACACTCAGCCAAATTGCTGATTACTTCCACGTGACCACCGACTATCTTCTAGGGCGATCTGACATCCCATGGCCGTATACCACCGGGGACACGCAAGGCGGAATGACCTTTACCGTGCCAAACGCAAAAAAACCGGCCTCCGAAGAGACCGGGAACAAAACGGTGACAGTTAGTTTAGACGCGTCTCCTTTTCGTGAGGGACTAGAGACTGCCCTGCTGCACGAATACATTCGCAAAGTAGTGGCAGAAGAGCTGGCGAAAGCTCAGCAGGGAAAGTGACGTCAAGCTGATCTGTCTCCGGGTTGTAGCGGATGGTCACGGTCAAGTCCTCAGTCTTTTTCATGGCTGTTCTCCCTTCATTTTTTCATCGGCTTTGGGCTCCAAGGCAACCGTTGCGTTTACGGTACGCCAAAGGAGCCTTTTCCGTCAACTGACAAATGCAGAGGGAAAACGCCATCAGCACGAAAGACCCGCCATCCATGGCAGAATGGAGCACCATCCGTGATAGTCAGAATCAATATGGACGCCGTCCTGCAATACTGCAAAGACTTACAAGGAAAAACCAAGCTTACAACAGCAGACATCGCCGACAGAACCAACATTCCACAAAGCACCATCGAAAACTTTTTCTACGGCACAACGAAGAATCCGGGCTTCCAGAACATGGTTGCTATCATCCTTGCCCTTGGCGGCAGCGTAGATGAAGCCTTGGGAATCAACCTGCACCATCGCCCGGGTGAACCTGTGAAGGTTTCACTGGATCTGGAAAATAGCAATCTGGACCGTGCCCATGCGCAGACCCTTCAGGCGAAGGATGAAAACATTGAAACGCTCAAAGACCAGTGCGCACAGCTGGTACAGAACAACGACCGTGTGCGCCGTTACAATCATTGCCTTGTCTCCTTCATCGCCATTGAAAACATTCTTTTTGCCGCAATCCTTGCCGCCGATATGTTGAATCCTACATGGGGATATTTTCGGTATGATTCAGGGCTTGCGCTAAAAACGATTTTCAACCGGGTGCTGGCAAGGATACAGGCAGGAGGATAAGGGGGGAGGGAATACCTGTGGGATTTCGTTTTCGCAAAAGCGTTAAAATCGCCCCAGGCTTGAAACTCAATTTCAGCAAGAGCGGCGTAAGCACCTCCATTGGCGGACCTGGGCACACGATCAACATCAGCAACAGAGGTACAAGAGCCACCTTTGGCATTCCCGGCACCGGCATTAGCTACAGCCAAAACTTGTCTTCCAGAAGAAGACCTTCCACACGTCGGCACGGTGCTATTGGCACCTACAGCCGGGAAGGCGGGTATAATTGCGAAGCGGGATATATCACGCCTGAAGCGATAACTGCTGCTCAGAACCGGCGCTGGTGTGAAAAATACCGTGCGCTCGCTTGGTGTGCATCCATCTTCGGCATTTTCGGCGCACACCGCTTCTATGCAGGAAAGATCTGGACAGGCCTCCTATATACTTTCACCTGCGGGCTTTTCTTTATTGGCTGGATTATCGACTTCGTTCGCATAATTACCGGCTCTTTCCGTGATGCTGACGGTGCACCGCTGGTTACATCGAAGAGTATGGAGAGTTTGCCATTTATCCAAGGATTGCCGGAACGCAGATTCTCAATCCCACGGACGATTCTGTACATCATTTTTTTCGCTTTGCTATGCGTTTTTGTTCACGACCGTCTGCCGGTTCTTTTGGGGCTGAACCTTGATGCAGACAAAAACATCTTTGTTTACTCGTTAGTTCCTACGTTCTTTTCTTGTCTATACCTTTTTTGTTGGCGTAGAATTTGAAACAGAGGGGGCGATAGTCATTGCCCAAGCAGACCCTGAAACAGCGCAAAGACGGCAGGTATCGATGCAAATATAAAGATGTCTTTTTCTATGGTGATACTCCCGGCGAAGCTCTACAGAAAAGGGAAGCCTATAAAATCGAAGAAGCCCAAGGTATCCAACGAAAGAATGCAGGGATGACCTTCCACGAATATGCTTCCCAATGGCTGCCCATCTATCGCACATCCTGCACATTGAAAACCTATAATGACTATGCATCCAAAATAGAGAAGATGTGTGAAGTCATAGGCTCAATCAAAATGCGGGATCTGACCCAGAGCGATGTCCGCACCGCCTACAATCATGTTGCCGGATATTCAGACAGCTACCTGAAGAAGTACAGCATGACCCTGCGCCGGATCTGTGCCTGCGCCTTTGCTGATGGTGCCTGTGTACGGGATCCAGCCAGCGGATTAAAACCGCCCAAAGGGAAAAGCGGCACTCATCGGGAACTGACGAAAGCAGAAATACAAATGATCCTTGACGCCGCACCGAAGCATCATTTTGGGGCAATGGCCATGACGATGCTTTTTGCCGGACTCCGGCGTGGTGAAGCACTTGCCTTGGACATCGACAAGCACATTGATTTTCAAACGAAGGTTATCCACGTTCGCGGAGCGATTGCCTTTGAAGGGAATAATCCTGTGCTGACCAAGGGCAAAACCTACAATGCCCAAAGGGACATCCCTTTGCTTCCACCATTGGAACGCTTCCTTGAAGGCAGGCACGGGCTTCTCCTCCCCGGCGCAAGCACAAAATACGCCACAGAAACCATCTGCAAAAAACAATATGCATCCTTCATCCGCTTGATGGAATGCGAATTGAACGGTGTCTCACAAAAGCGCTGGTATGGCCAAACGAAAGAGCATAAAGCCATCATCGCTCAGGGCGGTGCCTTGCCACCATGGCAGAACATCAACATCAGGATGCACGACTTTAGGCACAACTACTGTGTGATGCTCTTCGACTCCGGCGTTGACATGAAGACAGCGCAGAAATGGATGGGTCATGCAGATGCAACCATGATCATGAAAATTTATGATCACCTATCCGACATCAGGGTACAAAAGTCCACCGAAGCCATGGTCAGACTTGTGGAAAACCTTGTGGAAAACGTCGATAAGGGGTCAAAGCGTGGGTCAAATGCTGCTCAAAAAACCTTAAACTCCTTATGACACAATGGTTTGCAGAACGTACAAAAGGTAGACTACGAATCAAAAGGTCGTGGGTTCGAATCCCGCCGGGCTCACCATAAAAGCACCAGCTTTTGATACAAAGGTTGGTGCTTTTCTTTTACCTTCATGACACGTCAGCTCCACTTGACGCAAGGGCTTATCCGAACATTTTTCGAAAAGGTATTCCAAGCCGGCTTCATTTCTTGTCATGCAAACAGGCACGGAAAGCAAAATTGCTCTCCGCGCCTGTACTTTTTACCCCGTTACGGTCATAATGGTGTATCCTTGAGTTTTGTCAAATTTTCAAAAGCACAAGCCCCGCTTTTCTTGGTAGAGCTTGTGCTTTTTATATATCAATTCAGACTTTTTTCTTTTTGCCCATCAAAATCTGCAAGCCGATGCCCAGCGACGCATACAGCATCATGATCGTCAGGTAATCGAGCAGAAAGAATACGAGTGGCTCGTCATAATCGAAGAATGCGAACTGAATCTGCATAAACATGTAGCCGGGAAGCTGGCGCTTGACCAGCGCATACACGCCGTATATCGAAACCAGTACCCCGACGGCCGCAATTTTCCTCCATGCGGGTCGTTTTTGCAGCTTGCGCACGAGCGGCAGCATGTGGAAACCAGCGTGAACACACATCAGCGAAAAGCTCCAATATGCGCCCGTCATGTGGATGGTTCGGGCAATCGATCGTCTGCCGACATGCGGAAGAAAGCCGAAGGTGTGCTTTGCCATCATGATACCGCTGACAGCCTGCAAAATGAGCAACACGAACAACAGAGTATCCATTGCCGTCATCACCGCACGCTGAAGCGAATATTTGCCACGCAGCAGGTGTGTGTGCCACGATCGATTGAGCAGGTGATGTGTAACGACCAGAACCAGCATCGCAATGCCCAGAATCTCGTGCGTCGCTTCACCGATGAGCTCGTATGTCATCAGAAACGGGAGCACTACGACCATTGCGATATCCACGATCTGCTTTTTCTTCATCGTGCTCAGTAACCCAACTCAGTCAGCCACTTGTCGATATCGCTCTGTGAGTTGGCGGCGTTGCGCTCGTTGACGGTGAAGCCGTTCTCGATGACGGTCGCATTCGGTTCAAGCTGCTCGATGGTCTGAATCGTGCCGGAGAAGCGGCTGCCGTTGTGCGTGTTGAACGGAATGATTGTCTTGCCGGAGAAATCATACTCGTCAAAGAAGCTGTACATCACCATTGGCAGGTCATACCACCACGTCGGATAGCCGATGAAGATCGTGTCGTACTGGTCAAAGTTTTCGATATGATTGATCAACTCCGGGCGCACGTTCTTCTCCTGCTCGTCAGCGGCATAGTCGATCAGGGTATCGACAGGATATTCAACAGAGGTGTCGATGGAATACAGTTCTCCGCCCACATGGTCGTGAATCATGTTCGCCAGCACGCTGATGGTGCCAACGGCATTGCCGTTCCATTGGGTCACGCTTGCAGAGGATGCCACGTCCACCTCGCTGTTTTCCGCAACGGAGAAATAGACGGTCAAAATGTGATTGGTGGCTTCTTCCGCCAGCGCACTGACGCTAAGCAAGGTCAACACCAGGGCGGCAATGACCGCAACATATCTCTTTTTCATGATGAGGTTGTCCTTTCTATGGTCTATTGGTAAGTCCTGTTTCAAGTGTAAAATACTTCAGTTTTGTCACGTTAGAAATAATGGGCTGCCGCTCATACCTGGTTGGGGCAAAGCCCCAAGCGTCCCCTTAGTGCTCTCCGAACAGCCAGCCCATGACGCTTTCTTCACGGGCAAACGCCTGTCCGCCGGAATGCTGATCGCGGAAGCCACGCTCGGTGAAGAACTCTGCAGGCTTTACGTCCAGCACGATCAGCTTGCCGATTTCTTCTTCCGTCAGTCCCTGCGCTACGTACAGCTCGTGCAGGGTGCTGCAGGCTTGGATGAAGGATTCGGAGCCGTAATAGCTGTCCTGTTCGCCGATGGCGAAGTAGACGGGCGTGCGTGCTTGCGCCAGTACGTTTAGATCGCCGTCCCACTGGGAGCTGGTGGCGAGG